AGCTGGTAATAATACTCCACCAGGGCGTTAGCCACAGCAATTCCCAATATAATCAGCACCATAAACAGTGGTGCCAGTGCTGTAATTGCTCCCACGAATCCCTTTGTGAAATTCTGAATCTGTCTTTCAAACGAATTTTCCATAATTTTGCATTTTATTTGTTATTGACAATATTGTCAGTAAGAGCAGGGTAGGAGAGTGTCTTTCTCCTACTTCTGCTTTTTTCTTTTATCCTCTTCATCGATCAAATCTTCGATGTATTTCTTCAGTGATCTTCCACTGAGTACGGCTGCAATTTTTGCTTTTTGATGCTGTTCAGTTCCGATCTTTACCAGCTTGAACAAGTCTTTCTTTTTCTTTTCTTCTGTCATCATTTTGTTGTTGTTTGTTATCGATACTGCAAGATACAACAAGTATACCAAATATGCAAACAATTAGAGATAATTATAAATTTATCTGTATATACTTGCATATTATAACAACAGTATATATCTTTACCTTGCACTTACGCACAAAACAACAATCATAATGGATACTAAAAATGTGATCTCCTTTATTCTCTACCGTGCCAAAGTCAAGGCACTTTATGATCAACTTCCTGACAGGTCTGATTACATGGATTGGGAAGACTGTGAACAGGAAGTTCATTCCTCTTATTACAAAGGTCGAACTGTTCAGGAGTGTCTTTCTTGGCTCCTGATCTGACCTTTTTTTATGCTTCTCCAAGCTATTTTAAGCTCTTCTGAGCGATTTTTTTCTCTTCCTCAACATTGCGCCTCCGCTGTCAATGTTTTATCTTTGTGGAGTGGTTAGAAGCTCCACAGAACGCTTAATATTCTCTTGATGTATTAAGCGTTCATAGACATAGCTCGGATGAAAGGAACTGATTTTCGGCAGGACTGAGCCTGCGAAGACCCTCTTTTCTATCCCTCAGAATGGCCCCACCGGGGCCTTTTCTCGTTTAATACCAGTTTCCAAGCCACACTTCAGAAGATTTATCTTTGTTTCCAGCTCCGGTCATACAGTCCATAGTTAGCAATAAAAGCGAGTTTACGAAGCGCTAAACGCGACACCAGGACTACCCTGACCGTGAGCAAGCGTCAACCAGGACGCATCATCCAGTAGTGGCTATAAAACTTCCCTATTAAACAACAGCGCGCCCAACGGGCGTAAGACCACATCGCATGCGATGTAAATAACCACCGGAGGTATCCATCGGATACGACTCCGTCAGACTAATCAGTTCCATCTAGCTATGTCTAAATGAGCTGTAAGCTCATACATTGCGAGCCAGCGAGCAATAAGGGGGCAAGGGGAGCTCGTCCCCCAACTAATAAAGGGAAGTCTGACGAATCAAACTTCCCTTATTCCTGAATATATACAACCCCATTTATCCATTACCGTCCATACTGGACGCAGCGCGTGCAGTGTAACCGAGGACGTACGGGTCTAAAATCCTGTTACAATATCTTTGATTTTATCCTTCCTCCACTGCTCAATTTCAGTTGGAGTAAGACATTTTCCATCTTCATCGCACCATGTGTGCTTCTGATCATCATGATCACCGTATTTCACAATACTGGTTCTAAATCCGGTTTCATAATCATTTACTTTTTTTTCAAGGTTCCATCCTGTAACGGTCTTTTTACGATAGAGCGCTTTAAACACTTGGTGTAAACCTTGAATGTAAATTTTATCGGGTTTCTTCTTACCGTTTTTGTCTTTCTTCTTGGAACTACTTACCATTTTGGTGGTATATTTTAATAGTTCGATCATTGATCCCTCGTTAACATCTTCGATCTTACCTTTGTGCTTCTTCTCCCATGTTATTCCGGTAGCTTTACAGGCTGCCTTGTTCCAATATTTTTTAATATACTCTGCATTTTGACACCCTTCTACAATTACATGCAAATGCAAATGAATACTAAGATCCTCTTCAACCGTAAGCTCAAACTTAGGCATACCCCTAAGTTTAGGCCATTTCCCTTTTGATCGCTTATGTCTCAAGCGAATGTTTTCATAAGCTCGCCTCAATGTTTTTTTCATAGCATTTAACTGCTCAAGTATAGCATTCCAGGTACCAGGTAATCGCCTTCCCCAGGTGAGCGTCAAAAACTGTGCATCTTTAAGTCCTTCCAGGGCTTCTTTGTATTCAAATATTTTCCTCCCCGTTTTATTGTTCAAACAGACAATACAACAATTCGTATTACAATACCGACTTATGAAGTTTCCAATTTCATTTATCCGTATCCGGTCACAGCATGTCAATGCTCTTTTATAGTATTTCAACATGTCTTTATCATCGCACCATATAGCTTCATTTATGAGTGCATTCACAATAGCAGTACTGGAGAATTTTCGACCTCTTATTTTTTCAAGCCTGACAAGGCTTTTAGGGTTCAAAGAACCCTTATAGTTCATACTTATAGTTTGTTTGCGTACATCTGGTATTTCAAATGATGCTTCTAAGGCCTCCATTTTGGCCATTTCAGTTTCTGTAAACTGTACTTTTTCTTGTGAATTTTGAGCAGATTTGCTCCTTTTCGGTAGGTTCTGTATCTTTGTCATATTACACGATGCGCAGGAAGCAGATTTCAGGGATTGCTGTCCCTATGACGAATCTTTTTCCTGCGTTTTTTTTAAGTTTAACAATAGTTATCATCTCAATAAGCCCAGGGATTTTCCCCGGGCTTTTTTATTGATCTGATTTTGACTCTAAGATAGGAAGTTTATTTTCTTTTGAAAAACACCTTCTTTCTCTCTTCCCCACTGATCAGCCATCGCTTCAGCTATTCCGGTGTACGTTCTGCTTCTCTCTTTCCACCTGTTTATACTAGGTGGCATCATGTGGATTCTTGGTTCTCTACCGTTGACGATATTTGTAGGTTTTAGGTTTGGTAGGTTTTTTAACCATAGACATGTTGCTTTTGTCTCCCCGTGTCCAAACTGCCATGGTTGTATGATCTGATCAGGTCTCCTGATCTTTGAACTAATAATACTCACCGGATTTTCTATGGCAATCTTTTGTATAGGAGCCAGCATCAGCTTTCTCACAAATTTCAATGCTGCTTTTTGCTCCTGTTTCTTCTCTTTAAACCATCTTGCCCCGGATACGGCCAGATGCGTACACGGTGGGAATGCGATTAGCATATCCCAATCTTCATTAATTATTTCGAATATATTACCTCTGTAATGCTGTCCTGGAATCTCTGTTTTTAGCAGATCACAGCTCCATGCGTTATGCCCTTTTTTTCTAAAGGCTTCTCTCACTATTCCTGAATATTCACAAGCTATCAGTATTTTCATTTCCTCAATTTTAAATTATTAACAATTCTTTCATAATCCCTGGCAGCTGGTCTGCCATTGGTCTGATCAACACAAACTTTCTTCGCGACATCCAGCCTCTCCGCTTTTGTCCCTTTTGCTTTCCGGGCAATGGACATTACTTTAATCCTTCGCTTGGGCGTTACATACACTGGATCATTAAACCCATAGTTGTAAAACTGTGGATGCTCATCCTCGTGACGAATGATCTCGCGCTCATAATGCTTCACCCACTTGCGATTATTCTCTAAAGCTCTCAATGTCCGATCGGTAGTTTTTATAGCAGGACTGGCGACTTTTGCTTCAAATAAAGTAACTCTGCTTCGGTAGGTTTTCAGTAACTGGTACAGTTCCCAATGGATTACATCATACCATTCTTGCGTGCTATTCATGTCGAGTTCATTTTCGTGTCGTATACGACACGAAAGTTCCGACTTTTTAGGTTCACTTTCTAGACCGTTTCCCCTCCTTCTTTCTGCAGAAGATTTCGGATCACTTTCAACTCTTCCTCCTGCTTTGCTTGTCCATTCGTTGCCGGCACTTTCACCGGCTTCTGCTTTCCCGGCAATACTCCTTCATGCATGTAAGCCATGATCATCAATTCGCCGGCAAAGCCACCCCATAAGATTACCTTGATTGTCAGCCCTGCCTGCATTACTTTCTCCGGACTGATCTCTGCGGCTATCACATCACAGTGCCATGCTGCATATGCGGTTAGCGCAAGACTGACCGCAATAAACAGGATTCCGCTCATATACTTTTGCGCTTTGATTTGCGCAATTCCCCCCAGTCCGGAACTAAATCTAAATCCTCCAAGCAGTATCGCAGGTAGTATCGCAATACTACCAGCCCATATACCCAGCTGGTAATAATACTCCACCAGGGCGTTAGCCACAGCAATTCCCAATATA